CCGCCCCCACCACGCAGGCCGCTGCGGTGTCGTCGTCAGGGTCAGCGGACGCCTGAGCGACCACTAGAACTCCAGCGGCGAACAAACCTGCTAGTGCGACTGCTGCAACACCTCTACGCATAACTATGCCTCTCTACGCGGTCCTCTGAAGCCTAACAACGACCACAAGGTCTGCACCAGCAACAGTGCTACCTACGTCGTCAATGTCGACTGTCAAATAATCTCCGTCAGTAACGGATGTGACGGAGTGAGTGCCGACAGTAGCAGCGTTGGCGCTAGCTGTCCAGATAGGCCTATTGGCCTGCGTGCCGAAGATCGTCGTCCCGTTCTTGTTAACGTCGACCTTCAACGTAGTACCTCCAGTAGGGGCTGTACCAACCATCGCTGCGATGCTAACGATGGCGAAGGTGCCTCCCTTGATTGGGAAGCGAAAGGTGCCTGTGCCTGTCGTAAGCGTTCCACCCTTGCTGAAGGCACAGACCTCTAAGCTCCCATCTACTGGGAGACCTGCCTTCCGCTGAATAGGCATCTGTCAGTAAGTCCAAAGCACTCGGTACTGCGCAGACGTAGGAGCGCCACCCCAGTCGACAGTGATGTTTGTCGAGTCGATTGAGACGTCGGGGTACACAACAGACCCGCCTTCGAGCACCTGAACGACAACATCTGCCGACCCAGCACCATGTGCGAACGTCTGCGGGTTGGTCGTCGCAACACAGTTCGCAGCACCCTTGCGAGCCACTACGGACTCGTTGATCTTCAAGCCCGAAGCGCTCTTCGACAACGTCGATCCGTCGAGTTCGAGACTGAAGGTAGTCGAGGTCAGCTCAATACCATTGCCATCGGCGGAGTACGTAGTACCGCCGGTACCTACCTGTGCGAACACCAGCGAAGTCGTACCAAGCGTGATAGGACCGTTGTTGGTCATCGTGAACGCCTTATCAGCGTTCACAGTACCTTCCTGAACGTACACAGTCGCCTGAGGCGCCTCGTTGTTCGAGTCCATGTCGGTAGCGCGAGTAGGAGCGCCCGACGCGTTGACCGTGTAGATACCGTTTTGGGATCCAGTTGACTGATCCTTGATCAGGATACGATCGCCCGTAGCGAGCGTGACGCCGTCGATAGTCTGTCCGTTGGCGAACGCAGTCGCAAGCGTAGCATTTGCAGTCGTAGCAGCCCGCACAGGCTGCTTCCACGACAGACCATTGACTCTATCGTCAACGTAGTCGCGGTTGGCAGCATCAGTGCCCGAACTGGGCGACGCAACGTTCTGGATGCGCTTGTTGTTGAGATTGATGCCTGCAAGGAACTTCGGAATTGCCATCGGTCACTCCTCCTCAAAAGGATCGACAGTGAAATATGCCGTATAGAACTTGTCGCCGTCCTCGAGGTGGAAGACGTCGGTATCGCGCCCTGCAACCATGTGAATCTTGCCATCAGCCTGTTCGCCCATTACTTGCAGCACAACCAGCTTACCCTTCGGCTCAGCCATCAGAGGTATGCCTTTCCTGAGACTGCAGAATCGAACGAGAGGTTGATCGTATTCAGATCCACAACGGTCATATCGGTGTACACAGCCTCAGTCGGATCTGAATCGAGCACTACTACAGGAACACGAACTACTCCGAGGTTGTGGTGGATCACCCACGAAGCCGACGGCGTCGACTGTGAATGAGTATAGTGCCCTCCGCCACCGCTAGCGTAAGGCGCAATCTTGATTGTACGTGCCTCATCGGGATTAGGCTGTTGTACCTTGATGACCGAACCGTTCGCCAAGATTACCATCAGATGTTCCTCGTCTTACCGACGAACCAAGGGACCTTGTCGCCACCATTCTCGTAGAACACAACTACACGAAGTCCATCTCCCCGATCCTGAGCCGTCGCTACAGCTGCAGCATCAATCTGGAACTGTGCCTTGTTAGTAGTAACGGTGGAGTTCCAGGTGATGTCGCCATCAATCACCATGAAAATGGCCGTTCCGACAGGATAGTCCAGAGGCGCGTCGCTGACGTCGTAGCACTCCAGCACACAGTTGTAGTCACCATCCTTCACGAGAGGGACGACGCACTCTTCAGGGTCGGAGCCCAACACAGTTAGCATTCAGCTCACCCTCCTGACCGATCGTTGCCACTTCCACGACGGGGAACTCCGAACGAGTTGCGAGCTCGATTGACGGGCGTCTGACGAGGTAGACCAGCGATCTGGCCTCGCTGCTTCCTACCCGGACGCCGCCTAGAGCGCCTATTGTAGGCAGGGTTGTTGGTATTGTGAGTCTCATCGTCTGTGGAGCCGGTACCAATGTTCTGATTGGCAGGCTTCGCGTAGTCGACGCCAGGATCATCTCGCTCCTCTGCGTCATCGTACGGGTTCTGCGGAGTCGCGATGATGCGCGACGTCTCCTCGTCGACGGGGGGCAGATCCATCTCGTCGCGAAGCAGGTCTTCCAACGGACGATCAGGAATGAGCATCCCAGCACCAGCAAGGTTGCGCAACGCGAACGTAAGAGTTCGCCAGTCAGCCGCTTCTCCGACGCGGCGAACCTTCAGCTTCGGGAACTCCTCCACTTCAGGCCAGTTGTACTTGACCATCTTCGGAATGAGGTACAAGTTGAAGGAGTCGCAGATGATGTCAGCAACGACGCGCGCAGCCTTGAAGAACATAACGAGGTCGTCTTCGCGCGCGCCCTCGACGACAAAGTTGGTCAGGAACGCCTCGCGGATGGAGTCGTTGTGGTGCTCGATCGATGCGAGAGCATCTGTCAGGTTGCCCTCCAGCTTGAGCATGGACAACTCCCAACCGTTGGGGAGAGTGATGTGTGCACGTTCGTTGGTGCGAATATTGCGCCCCAGCTCGTCAGCAACTGTCTTGTCCTCGTCCTTGTACCCGACAGGAAGCTTGATGATCGGGATGCCGATGCCGTGCCGTTCCTTCTGGATCGCGTCAATCTTGTACAGCGACTCCTTGAAGTACCAGTGCTTGTACACGGATCGAAGCATCGAGATGCCCTCGATATTGCCCGCCTCGCGATCGTACGTAAAAACTAGGAGCTTTTCGATCGGAATGACAATGTCCATGTTCCCGTCCTGCATACTTGACGGGTACATCACGACAGCCTTCGGACCTCCATGCACGTCGAACTTCCACTCCTTGACGTCCATCGGGTGCCGAGGAGCCAATTTCGTCAGGACCGTGCGCAGTTCGCCGTCGACAATCCGATTGTCCCACACAGATTCGAACATGTAGTTGCCGAAATCACACATCAAGAGCGCCTCAATGAGCACCTGAGTCCAGGCAATCGACATCTTGTCAGTCAAATTGCACCAAACCCACTCGGCAATCTCCTTGTCTTGCGCATCTTCAGTCGCGGGCGCGATAAACCAGCGACCAGAAAGCGCAGGAATCTTGAGGCTGCGCAGGTTTCCGCGCACAGTTCCGTCGCTCTTGCGCATTTTGTCGTACTTCTCGTAGCCCTTGATGCCTTGGAGCTGCGTGTTGTACTCCTGGCGAGTGAAGGAAGTCCACGGTGAGGGACTGGTAGTACCCAACTCCCTCGGCAGAGGAGTCGCCAGAACAAAGCCTTCCTCGCTCACCGTAAGCTGATGTGTCTCGCTCAGAGTCTCCAGGTCAGCGAGAGTCATCTCAGGCGGGCCCTCGCGGGCCTCCTTGTCCTGAAAAGACCACAGGGTGGGGAGCTTCATTAGAACTCCAATCCTTCCATGTTGCCAAACCCGCCCAATGTAAGTCCGGTCCCAACACTATCTAGCTCCGCGCCGCCGTAGAGCGACCCTGCGTAAGTTTCTGGCAAACTCCCAACCGGCGGCTCCCAGCGACGGTTGCCAGAAGCGGGGCCGTAGATGTCTGACAGTGAGGAGGTCGCGCCGAGCTTATAGATATAGAGCAGACCGTAGCGGATAGCGTCGATCGTGTGGTCAGCTACCTTGTTGCCGAACTCCGGAACGTTCTGCCCCTTGATAGCTTCCCGAGACCGGTAGTTGTTGTGTTCGTGGATCACGTTCGTGCAAGAATGATCGACAAAGTAGCGGGGTCTGTCGGGAGCAGGTGTGCCGAACTCGTCCACGACGATGAGGGATCCACCTATGGTCTCCTGCGGAATCGGCTTCATGAACTGCCGCATCAGGTTGATGCCGTCCATCCACGTATACTCCGACTTGACGTCAGGGTTCGTGAGACATGGGAAGAACTTCTCCGAGATCGTCCTTGCAGCTTCAGGATCTGCTGGATCGCCGAATCCCATGTCGACGTGGTACCCCTCAGGGTGCTCACGGCCGTAGAGCATGTAGTTCAGATGGTCTTCGATCGTCCAGAACGCCTTGTAGTGCTCGCGCCAGATGCGGATCTCGTCGCGCGGAGTGATCTGCACCTCGATCGCAGCCAACGGGTTCGTGTACCCGAAGTCGAAGAACACGTAGTTAGGGAGACTAGGATCGAACGGTACCTCTGTGACATGTGTCTTCTCATCCCACTCCGGGAGGATCTTGCCTACGAAGGATGCGAAGTCTGCGCCATACTCCTGCGCGAACCACTCAGGTGTTGACGTCCGCTCGATCTGGAGGATCTCAGGATCGGTACGACCCCCGGGATACACAACAGTGTTGGCCCAGGACGGAAAAGACCAGCTCTCGTAGAGCGGGAACGTTGGATCGTTGCCTAGCTGCCACAGCTTGTGCAACCAGTTAAAGCCTTCAGGAGTAGTAGGGAAGTCTGCTCCTCCGCGCTTGTCGCTGAGTGCTGGCTGGATGAACCGCTCCCAGGTCTCCACCTTATGCTTGGCTGCCTCGCTCAAGATCACCCAGTCCAGCGCCTCGCCGACTAGGTTCTCCGGGTGGTCAGCGGATCGGCACTCGAGGCGAGTTCCCCAGGGCAGGTCGATAAACATGTTGCCCTGCTTCTTGTTGTACGCCTTCTTGACCTTCTTCTCTCGGCCGAGCTGCATCTTGATGATGAGGGAGTCCCAAATGACGCGGAACTCCTTCTCGGCCAAGTCGTAGGTCGGCCCGACGATCCAGTACATGTGCTGCCCGCGGAGGAACAGCTTCGGCTCCAGGTCATGCCCAGCCATGGTGCTCTTGCCGAAGCGGCGACCACAGACGGGGATCCTATACCGCGCCTTGCTGTTGTGGTACAGGAGTTGCTCGCGGTGTGGCGCATAGTCTACATTCCGATAGAACGTCGCTCTGTCGAATACCTTTTCGGCAGTCATCGCGTCGCGTAGACCTGTCGGAGGTTCTGAACATCCTTCGGCCGAACGGGCTGCGTTGAGTTATTCGGGCTCCCAGTGCAGGTGCACATCACTTCGTCGTACGCTAACGGGTTAGCGCTATGCGGGAGACCCAAAGCGTGACCAATCTCGTGCGCGATGTACTTCCGCGTGTATGGGATGGTGTCATTCACGCACGCATCATTCAGGTAGATGTCAGCGCCCCACACCATCGCGCGGCCGAAGGGATCATATCCGACAGGAGGCCACGTACGATTCCAGGAAGTGAAGGCGCACTGGCCGTCGGTAACCGAATAGTACCTGTGCACGAAGACGTCAGCACACGCAGGACTGTAGGTGCTCTGGATGGGAATTACGTAGTTGCCGAGCGTCGACGTCTGCTGAGAATTCCAGGAGTCCATCGCCGCTTGCACCTTCCACCCGGAACCTGTCTGGGCGAAGTCAGTGTGCAGCCACATGCAAGATTGCCACAAGCGTGGCGTCGAAGTGTCGATTCGCTTAGCTTGTGGCAATCCTGCATGTGCAACTGACGTAGGCACTAGCAGAGAGACGCCAAGCAGGACTGACAACAAGATGGCACGTCTCATTTTGGTCTCCGCCTTAGTGTGCCTGCTGGTTGGCGTAGTCTTCCAGCTTCTTGACGTCGACAGCATCCGCGAGGAGCTGCGCCCACAGCGGCTCGTCATCGGGACGAGGCGTGTCGTCGTAGAACTTGTCCGTGATGTACCTAGCTGCCTGCAAACGGACGGACTCAGAAGATCCGTGCAGAGCGAGGTGGACCATCGACATCGCGGCAGCGGGGCCTGCGTTGTCCAGGATCTTCTTCGTCAGCTCTTCGTTCGACGTGTCACCGTTAATCTGCCGCTCCATAGTCAGAGACTCGAGCACGCCCTCCGCATCCCAGAGAGAGGGAGATCGAGAGGTGCGACTGGAGCTTGAAGCGTAGTCAGCTGGGTTGAAGGAAGAGCCACTGTCTTCTGGAGTATCGCTCATCGTGGGTTCCTTTCGGTTTCCGGGTTTTCCGGGATGAAGCTAGTATAATATAGTCCCTGAGGGGTATAGCTAGTGATTGTATATAATAGTAACACTTCGATATGCACCTCTCTGGTGTGCCGAGATCCCACGGGCCCGCGGTGTTATTGTTTTTACAATAATATAGTTATATCGATGAAAGGAGAAAAACAATGACATGGAGGTGAAGAAGTAGAGCTTTACTTTGAGAATGATGATGACAGCTTTCTCGTTTATCTCGACGAATGCATACGGTACATCTGATACCACTTGATACATAACCTTTGTAATGAGAAACAATCCTCATTACTTAGGCTCTATATCAAGTTGATATAGAATCGAAAGGAGAAAACAATGTTGACTGAGTATGGTGCTCACAAGATCGTGAACGCAAAGCTGAAGGAGAATGGAATCGACAAGTCTATTCCTCCGCAGATGATGTACAACTACATGAGTCAAAAGGTCAAGCAGAACAAAAAGCCTCTCATCAAGTGGGATGCTGAAAGTGGAGTCGACGTTCAAGACTTCAACAACTGGCTCGACAAGTACATCAACAAGCAGCTTGAGTTGCTTGCAGCAGCGAAGGCTGAGACTGAAGTCGAAGTCGAGAGCTGAAACTCAAAAACGAAAAGCAGATTACTGATTTAGTAATCTGCTTTTCGTTTTGCTTTTATGTTTTTTGTTAATTAAGAGAAAGTCCGTACCCGTTCAGACCGGGTCCCTTACTCTGAAAAACCACAGAGGGGCCGAACCTATCTATGGACGGGTCCAGACAAGTTATACTTTCACTTTTGCGGGTCCCTTTTGCGCGTCATGGTTGGTTCCTCGCGGTAACTTATAATAGTAACACAACCCCATGAACCACCAAATTGAGGAAACCTCTATTAAGTATACGCGTAATTACACATAGTATCATCGACTGAAAGTGCTTCCCGCGGGAGATGCGTACGCATAAAAAATAATCCTGTACCTAGGTCCATCGAGTGTTACTTTTATTATATTCAATGTATATCAATTACCATATTTACCTAAAACTAAGATACCATAAGGTCCATGGACGACTCCGATGTAGTACACTGTAGGGATAACGTGACACAAAGTGTATTATATACTAACGCATTCTCGTCCTTGAAATCGAACCGCGAGTCCCGCTTGAAAAGGGCACTGAGGGCATTTTATTATATAAGTATAACAGAATAAAAAACGTACACACATGTACACACACATGTACACACAATTACATACTACACAACACGCCACTCTAGCACCAGTTCCACTTTCCATCAGAAGGACCACACAATGAAGAACACCACCTACGTTACGAGGAATAACTCCAACTTGGCCGAGGAGTGGCACAAGAACGGCCGCTTACTAGACAACACCCAACACACTCGGGACCAAGCCGCTGCCAACGCCGTCTTCAGGCGTAAGCCCAAGTCCGCTGCCACTCGTCTTCGTGACCACGTTACGACCCAATACACACGTCGGTCGAACATCTGTCCGACACACTTCCTCGCACAGTCCATCAAGTCCGGACTATGTCCGATGTGTGAGAACTGACCACTACGCCACTGCGTCACTACGCCACTGCGTCACTACACCACTACACCACTGCACCACTACGCAACCACATCTAAGGAGTACTATCATGGAAGTACGAAAGACATACGACTCCCACAACCTCAGCGAACCGACAGTCACACTCACCATCACCGCAGAGGAAGGGTTCCGTATCTTCCTCACACTCAACGAAGCACGGAACATGTACCTGAATGAACTCGTCGTAGGTGCCGACAGTAATGATCGGACCGTCGAGGACGAGTTGTTCTACTACACGGAACTGTCAGTCATCACCAAGATGATGTACGATATGGTGGAGAACCACGACAGTCAGAACCGTGAGTTCTTCCACTCCTTCTTCATCGAACTCCCCCAACCTCAGACCGACACTGACTAAGACCCTGAGATGGCGTACGTCAGTATCTTCTCTGGCAGAACCACATAGATGCAGCACCAGCGTGCTTGTCAACACACCCTGTGGTCGTTGTTGACGAGTGCGCGAGTGTTACATAGTGTTACATACACCGAACCAGCAAAGGAGGAAATAACCTTGACGACCACAACACTGACTTTCAGGGTCGAGTTTGAAGGGGTCACGATGGACGATCTCCGCCAGATCGTGGCCAACCTCGATGAGCAGGACTCAGAACCTGGCGAGGGGATCAAGCCCGAACACGTGGGTGTCCTCGAGGTTCTGCACTGTTGGTTCGCAGGCGACCTCGGCCTCCTCGGGGCATCGGGGACGAACCGGTTTGGGTTCGTTGACAACACAGTCACAACGGAATGGGAGCAGTCATGACCAACACCGCTCGCACGCGTTCACACCCTCGCAACAACACCCTCCACACCATCGGAACCGTGGTAGCAGCCGCGACCATGGCGACCTTGGTTACCATGAGCGTTCAGAACGTGGCAGCTTACGCCGAGCACCAGAACAGTCAGTACCAGGCGTGCGAGTACGAGGACAGCAACGACTGTGTCTGGGATGCCAAGCACATGGGGAACGGAACTGGCCGCAGCTACTACGCCACCCCTAAGGGCAAGGTCATCTACCTACCGCACCACATCGCTCACTACCTGATCAACAACTGATACCGACAAGGAGATAACATGCACACCAACGTAGTTCACTCGTACGAGGTCTTCTGGTATCCCGACGACGAACTACCCGCAGACTTGTCGTTGGAACTCGAGGACGACATCGTGTCGGACGCGGTCTTCGTATACCAGATGAACGCCTCCTTCGGTGACTTGTACGAAGACGTCTTCGTCATCTCTCGGGACTACAACAAGAACCGCCCGAACGACATGTCAGTCTCGACATACCTCATCGAGACCTCGCTCGCGCACCGCCTCGACCACTCGAATCACAGTTTGCAGATCTTGGGAACAGTTCGTTTCACCGTCCGCGCAGTCCAGATGCGCAGTCTGCCTGTAGTGTGAGTTCTGCATCAGCCATCCCTCGTAGGATGGCTGGTGTAGTTCGCATACCATCCTCAATGCGGACTAGAAGGAGAACGACATGAACGTCGGTGAACTCATCGACACACTCACCCAGATGATGGAGGAGTCCGACACGGACGAGAACTACTGGGGAGACGGCGAGCCGAACCGTAACAAGATCACCCGCGAGACGCCCATCGTCCTGATGAACGGCGGACTGGTCGTCGCCGTAGATGCCGCACCAGACGTCGACTACGACGGCTCGTACGTCATGAACAGCGTCAGGGTCTACATCCTAGAAGCATGACGCCTAACGACAACACCCACACCAACGAACCGCTGAAGGCAGAGGAGCTGATACGTGGCTCGCCAGAACGGGTTGCCTTCTTGAAGGACATGTTCGAAAAGCATCACCACGACCTCCAAGAAGCGTTCTCACAAGAGGCCCTTGAAGCAGCAAATCAGTCACTACTAGATAGCGCAACTGAAGCAATCAAACCCCCATGGGAGGAGTAACAATGCCAAAGGCACTTGTTGTGCCCGCGAACGAAGCGGAGCCGACCTACTACGTCGACCTCGACACGGACAACCCGTACGACTCACAGGTTCAGCACCTCGTCGGTGGCTGGGTCGAGTTGGTGAGGACGTCGCACACCAACATTTCGTACCTCGTCGACGAAGAGGGGCTGCTCAAGGAGCGCACAGTGAACCCTCGTGCGTCCAAGTTCTACCCAGGACCGACGCCCATCTGTGGAGTTGCCGTCTTCGTCCGTTTCGAGCGGACACCTGAGGACATTTTCCTGCAAGAGCTCACCGCCCGCGACCTTGAGTGGATCAACAGTATCATCGAGAGGGACTGACGTGTTCGAAAAGCATCACGACGAGGCTCGCCAGATTAGTTACTACCTCAAGCAGATCGAGATGTTGGAAGAGCAGGTAGCTAAGAGGGCGCAGGCTCGGACTATCTTCGGCCTCGACGAGAACACCAACGTCGACCCGTGGCCCGACGAGACCACGTTCATGTTCAAGAGGAACTTCGGCAAGTCTCAGTCGCGCCAGTACAGCTACTGTGCTCACAAGGCAGGCTACTACTGGTACGTGACGGGGCGGAAGGTCGAGGGCTACCAGATCAAGTTCTGGGACCTCTTGTGGAACTTCCTCGTTCCTGCGTGGGAAGAGACTGGTGAGGTGTGGCTCGCGACTGAGTGGACCTACATCACTGAGGTCACCGCCGACGAGAACTGACGTCGCCAACCTTCCTAAGGGGAAGTTAGACACTTTCTCAAAAATCACCCATAGTTACCTCTTGAGATGGTCCGAGAGGTCACTATATAATAGAACATGAGAGCAGGAGAAAAACGCTCGCAGCACAAGGACCAACATGGGCGGGGGGTTGTCTATCCTGCTGGGGGGTAGGATAGACAGGCTGGTAGGGTGTCAAAGCCCTACCAGCCACGTGTGACACAAAAATGAATAGGCGCGACTACTAGTGTGCGTAGCCGCTAGGATAGGAGCAGGACAGTCTTCCCTGAGTGGGTTCGAATCCCACTAGTCGCACGGAGCAAGCCAGTCAGATACTGGTAGCTCTTGCAGATCCAGGCGAGGGACCTGGACGATCAAGGGGCCGCCGCAGAGCGGCAGAAGGAAGTGATTCAAGTGGCACGACAGACCAACGTCGACGTCGACACCCCCGACACCGAGGTCGAGGAGACCGTCGAGACGCCCGAGCAGGCGACCGCACCCAAGGCCAAGAAGGAGCCGTCGCGAGGCACCCTCCCCGAGG